CACTCCTGATGTTATTGATAATAATGAGTTCAGAGCTGATATCTTCTTGAAACCTGCGAAGTCAATCAACTACGTTACTCTAACGTTTGTTGCAACTAGAACAGGAATCAGTTTTGAAGAAGTCGCTGGCCGCGTTTAACTTTATAAATATAACTATCGGAGGAAACTAAACCAATGGCCCAAACAAGAGACAATAGAACAATCTCAGAATTTAAATCCAGATTACTGGGTGGCGGTGCTAGACCGAATCTATTTGAAGTTGAATTAACTAACTTACCAGCGAGTGTAACATTCCCGTGGCAAGCAGAAAGATTTGGATTTTTATGTAAGGCAGCACAGATGCCAGCACAAACCATCGCGAACATAGATGTTCCATTTAGAGGTCGTATTTTTAAAGTTGCTGGTGACAGAACAATTGAAAACTGGACTATCACTGTAATTAACGATGAAGACTTCTTATTCAGAAATGCATTTGAAGAGTGGACACAACAAATTGCAGCACTAGATGATAACATGGGTTCAACAAACCCTGCATCATATATGGTAAATGCGAAAGTATTCCAACTTGGTAGAGGATCTTCAGTTGCAAGCACTAACAATAGTGGTGATGCAAATGTAGTTCTAAAAGAATATGAGTTTATTGACATATTCCCAGTTTCAGTTGGAAGTATTGATGTATCTTACGATTCAAGCGATACAATAGAAGAATACACAGTTGAATTTGCAGTTCAGTCTTACAATGTTACTGGTGCTGGCCAAGCAGGTTAGATTAAGTTGACTAAATAGAAGAAAGAAACTATAATTCATATAGAGTAACTCTATTATGGCTAAATTATTTGGATTCTCTATAGAGGATTCCGAACCACTATCTCCTACTGCGGTCTCTCCCGTTCCTCCAAATAATGAGGATGGGAATGATCACTATATGAGTAGTGGTTTTTTTGGTTCTTATGTGGATATGGAAGGTATCTACAGAACCGAATATGATATGATTAAAAGATATCGTGAATTAGCACTTCAACCAGAAGCTGACAGTGCTATTGAAGATATTGTTAATGAAGCGATTGTATCAGATACAAATGATGTACCTGTAGAAATTAATCTTGATAATTTAAATGCCAGTGATGGTATTAAAGATAAGGTTAGAAAAGAATTTAGACATATATGTGATCTATTAGATTTTGATAAGAAAGCACATGAAATCTATAGAAACTGGTATGTAGATGGAAGAATATATTATCATAAAATAATTGACCTAAAAAAACCAGAAGAAGGCATTCAAGAATTACGTTATGTTGATGCATTAAAGATGCGTTATGTTCGTCAACAGAAAAGTAAGAAGCAAGATCAAATAAAAATAAACACTGGAAACTCACCAGATCCAATGGATTATAAATTTCCAGAGATTGAAGAATATTTTATATACAATGCTAGTGGTAAATATCCAACAGGAAATATAAATGCAACTGGTGCAAGCCAAGGTATGAAAATTGCTAGAGATGCAATCACATATTGTACCTCTGGATTAGTAGATAGAAATAAAGGATCAACACTTTCATATCTTCATAAAGCAATTAAGTCTATCAATCAACTTCGTATGATTGAAGATAGTTTGGTGATTTACAGACTTTCAAGAGCTCCTGAGAGAAGAATCTTC